TTGGCCTATAAAAGGGACTCTAAGTGGTGGCCCGTTACCCGGTGCATTCTTCAATGGTGTTTAGACAGGTCCATAACCAAAATAGTCAAATGGTTTGGTGAATCGTGGAGAGCCATACATGGCCTGATGTTCTCTGGGGAGTATATGACCTCGCAGGGGGACTCTTATTATCTGGAGCTCTTGTTTGAATGCTTCGATATGTGGTTTAGGGATTACCTTGCCATCCACCACCCTCACCTTGTCGCTCAATTCGAGAGCGATGACATGCTCTTTAAAGACTATGGAGACGATGGCGTGCTCAGTTATAGCCAAGAGTTTGTCACCATCATATGCCAGGGCACAACTTCCCCAGTTTTGTTAGGGCAATACCTGAAAGATTACTTCTTCATGGAATTGAAGATGAGTGACACGTATGTGTGCTATGATGACCCTGATATGCTCCCGGAACAGGATGTAGGTTTTATTACCCGCCTCGGCCCCAACATAATTGATACGAGGGGAGTTTATCGTAAGTACCCGTGTGGGTTGGGCGGCCAGGAAGTGGACAGGAAAGGCGTCAAATTCTTGAAAAGATATTTCATCAGAGGAGACAACGATGAGATTGTCCCTTGGCGCCCTACAGAAGATTACTTTCTTAAGAGTATCTGTGTAGCCAACTCCCCCCAGGACATAGCGAGGCACGTTATAAGACTTCGAGCATTAGCGTGCGACACGTATGGCACCAACCAAAGGGCTTATGACCACTTGAAAAGAATGGATGATTACATAGTGGCCCACATTTCTAATGATCTCTACAACCAAATAGATGAAATGCTCCTTGACGCCCACTCTTCCAGCGTCAGTTCAGAGGGGTCTGATTTTGGCACTCTTGATAATGAGAGAATTATCCATAAGATAGGAGGGAGTGACACAATATTGGCCCTGCGCAAATCCATGCCGACAATCTCCTCCATATATGACCGTACCAAGAGGAATGATGAAATATTGTGGAGAAGGCAAGTGTACGCGTCTTCTCGCCTCAATCGTACGGCTCAGGAGCTAGCTCAATCAGACTATATCCAGTGACAAGTGCGTAGCTCAATGTGATGCGGGCCTTCGTTGGCCGGGCCGGCTCTGCTGTAGGTTCAGCAACCATAGTTTTCCTCATGTAATGCGCAACCTATCACATT